ACCTCTATCGTCCCCGCCCTGACCTCCTCGGACGTATCGATTTTGACAACGATGGAATCGATCCTATTAAGCACCGCCTCGGACGACTCCAAGGCCAGGATGAGGGGTGAGTCGTTGATGAGCCACTTGTCCTTGAAAATTCCGCGCCCAGCCTTCACCGTGACGCCCATGGTGCCGTTTGCGGTCACCTGCAAGTACGTTGACGGGGTACCTTGCGGGGTGGCAAATACCCCGTTGCTGATCAGTAGCTCATACGGCTTGGTCATATCCTGGGCCTTGTAAAGCCTGTCTTTATTGACTGAATCGAAGAATCCGCATTGAATCATATCACTACCTCCATATACTCGAAAGTCGGAACAACGGTATACCCATCCTGATCGAAGGATTCGATGACTTCGGTGATCCTTGCACTGGCTTCAATGCCGTATTCATTCGCGACTTGCACTATATCCCCTAGCTGATAATCCTGTTTGTACTTATAAGAATAATTAGGCTCGACTTCACCCTCGAACCATATCGTTATCCCATATCTCGACAGATTCTCGATGCCACGCGCTTTCAACGCCTCGTTGTAGTTGACCGTCGCATCGTCACCAGTTTTACTCGACACATCCCTGGCATCGACATACAACTCATACCGATCCAGTCCGCTGGCGGTGCCATATGTGACACGCTTACGCTCCACCCCTTCACCTTCCCCAGCGATGAGTGCGACATTGCGGATGTCGGTCGAATCCGTCAGATACTTGGATGACACTATGTTA